TATCTTAGATACACTTAATTTTTGTGGCTTGACAGCTCCCATCTATAAATATTTTAGATTATATATTATGTATAAGAGATGGCTGAAAGTATTAAGAGTAGGTACAAACCAAAACACCCTCGAAAGTATCAAGGCAATCCAAATAATATAATATGTCGTAGTAGTTGGGAGCGTAAGTTCTGTAGGTACTGTGACCTGACTGAGAATATTGTAGCATGGGCTTCTGAAGAGATAAGTATTCCATACATGTCTCCTGTAGATAAAAGACCTCATAGATATTACCCAGACTTTCTAATGAAGGTAAGAGAAAGTAATGGTAGCATCAAAACTTATGTGGTTGAGGTGAAACCTAAAAAGCAAACCAAACCACCAAAGAAAAAAACCAGAGTAACTAAATCATATCTGTATGAACTTACAACCTATGCTATCAACCAAGCTAAATGGAAGGCAGCACAGGAGTATTGTTTAGATAGAAGAATTGAATTCAAACTAATCACAGAAGATGAATTAGGTATTAAGTAATGTCAGAAAGAACAGAAGAACTTCAAGAAAAAATTGAAGATGAGAATGATCCTGATGATATTATGATGTATATCATGGAGGTGTTTAGTGATACAGAATTAATTCCTGATGCAGGTAACTATTATACCTTTGTATATAATGCTAAAACTCCTGGTGTATTTGATGAGTTCCCTCTAGTTGCTGTTACCTTTGTTGATAGGTGGGGATTCCAAGGAATTAATTTTCATTGGGGTACATCAAGGAACTACACTTGGCAAGAGATTGTAGGAAGACTACATCTAATACAGAATGATGAGATAGATTATATGCGTTCAATACATTATGCAAACTTTAAGACTAAATAACTAGAAAGATATCAATGGCAGTCATTACTAGCGATCCAATTCTAATAGATGGATTATCTTTTGTCACAAAAACTGACGGAAATACTTCTAAGGTAGTAAGAATTGCTGCGGGAAAATCTATTAGTCAAGCAGAAAAAGAAATTGCAGGAGATTTTTATAACAGTGCTCTAGATGAAATCAACTATGCAGAAATATTTAATTTAGATTTTGGTTCTAACTATTTAAATAAATTAGGTGCTAGCGATGAATGGATGAGTACAGCACTTGAAAGTAAACAATATAAAAATGCATTTAAAAAAGCAACAGGTAAAGATGGTCCCAACCTATCCTTTGCTTCTATTGCAGAGAACAATTTAACATGGGATTCAACTCCACTCAATACAGATGCTAATGGAAGATCTACAACAAATGGTTCTGGTAAATTTATAGGTAGGTATCCTCTTAATAAAGATAGAAAACAATTTGATTACTTGCAAGTAACTGCTAAAAAATATGAACCAGCTAGGATGAGTGATCCAGGTGGTCTTACACAAGAAGCAGAAGATAGAAATATGGAAACTGTAGGGAGTGTCTTTCTTCCTATGCAACCAGGATTGGCAGAAGGAAACTCAGTAAGCTGGAATAAAAGTGATATTAATCCAATTGATGCTGCAATGGCTAATGTATCAGGAGCTGCAGTTGAAGGTGCTAGTAAAGGAATAAAACAAGCTGGCAAACAAGCTATGGACGCTGCTAAAGGTGGTTTTGAAAATTTACAAGGTGTTACTAAGGATGAAGTTGCTGCATTCTTTGCTGGTAAAGCAACAGGAAAGAATGTATTCACTAGAAGTACAGGTAAAATATTGAATCCTAACTTAGAACTTCTATTCGATTCACCTACATTAAGAACATTTAATTATACTTATAGGTTTACACCAAGAGAAGAAAAAGAATCAGATGAAGTTAGACAGATTATAAAATTCTTTAAGAAACAAATGGCTCCAAAGAGACAGAAGAGTGGGAAATTATTCTTAGAATCTCCTAATGTTTTTAAATTAAAGTACTTCTTTAAGAATGGAATACAACATCCATTCCTAAACAAAATTAAAATATGTGCTCTTACTAGTTGTAATGTTCAATATACTCCTGATGGATCATACATGACATATGAAGATGGTTCTATGACTTCTTATGAATTAGGATTATCATTTGGAGAATTGAATCCAATATACAATGATGAAATTGATATGTCCAGTAACGATATGGGATTCTAACCATGACACAATCTTATTTCAGACAAGTACCAGATTTAGAATACGTCAATAGGACTAAAGGAAATACAGATATTTCCAACTATATTACTGTGAAAAATTTATTTAAAAGAGGAAGACTTCGTCCTGATATATTTGGCAACTTAAACTTCTTTACTAAGTATAAAATAATAGGTAATGAAAGACCAGACAACATAGCATTTAAAGAATATGGCGATAGCAATCTAGATTGGGTTATCCTTATAGCAAATAATATATTAAATCTCCAAGATGAATGGCCTCTACCTCAAAATTCATTAGATGAAATACTCTTAGAAAAATATGGAACCTATGATAAATTATATTCAGAAATACATCATTATGAAACTGTTGAAATTAAAAACTCTAAGGGTGGAATAATATTACCAGGAGGATTAGAAACTCCTAACAAATGGAGAACTAATGGAAACTATATTCAAGCAATCAATACAAAAATAAATCAAATATCTGGAACTGAATCTAAGATAGCAACTGTTACCATGAATAACGGTATTAGAGACTTGGTTGTTGGTTCAGAAGTATCCATTATTAATGTATCTTCTAGTGTATATAATGGTAGATTCCCTGTCACATCAGTCCTTAAGGTAGGAGATGTAGTTATTAGATTTTCATATGTATTACCATCTATACCTGAAGTTAAACAACCAGAAATACTAGGAACAGAAGAAGTCACCTTTACAGTAGAAGGAACTGTTGGAACAGGTAATGCATACTACTATGAATACTATGACAACAATTCATATAATACTATTCCTGCTGCTAAAATGACTCAAGCAGTTACCAACTATCAGTATGAAATAAAAAAAGAAGATGATAAAAGAAACATATTTATTTTAAAACCACAATATCTTAATGTAGTCTTTAATGACATGGATAAAATCATGCCATATAGAAAAGGTGCTGCCCAGTATGTGAACAGCACCTTGAAGAAAGGAGAAAATATTAATCTATATTAATCTATTTGAAAAATAGATTCAAGTATGCTGCTACGACCAAGAGGGTCAAGCAGAGTTGATTATACCTCAAGAGTCAGCTAACTTTTGAAAGTAGCTAAGGGCATCATCCTCATCTGAACTAGCAGATGCTACAGGAGATGCTCCTCCACCAGCAAGTACTGGTTCTTCTTCGGTTACAACTTCCTCATCTAATCTTGGAGCTTGGACAGGTTTCTGTCCCAAGACAGTCTTTAATCTTCTCTCCAAATCTTCATATGACTTAAACTGATCTGGTGCGGTAATAGCAGATAGAGAATACTGCTTCTTCCACAATGCTTCTAATGCATCGTCATCATCTAGTAAAGGTGCTACCTTATCAAACTCTGACTTATCATAGTT